TCGAGAATAAGGAAATGAAGCCTAAAGCCTTATTCGCTGATGCCGTTGCACAATCGGACACTAGCATACTGTATATGACCTTGCTAAGTTGATTTGCCAAAACGGCGTAAAGATTGGCGGAAATCGCTTGTGGACATGGCTAAGGGATAACGGATATATCTTCAAACACTCATGCGAGCCTACACAAAAGAGTATGGAAATGAAGTTGTTTGAAGTTATTGAAAGAACAGTCCAGAGAAGTGGACATGATCCAAAAGTAACACGTACAACAAGAGTTACTGGAAAAGGGCAAGTGTACTTCATCAATAAGGTTTTACAGGATTATGGCAATCAAAAAAACTGATATTCAATCGCTCAACTTTCTTGCATTACAGGCGCTAAACGATAAGCAGAACGAACCCGAATTCAAAGCAAGATATGAAGAGTGGAAAAAGAAAAAAGGCGCACCCACACCAAAGGACAGCGCCAAGTAATAGACCAAAACTATCACTCTCATTTTAACACAGAAAGAGAGAAAACAAAAAATGATTAAAGCAGAAAATCGCGGCGGTGAAGTTGCATTTCAAGCAACGGGAAGCGCGCTTGATTTAGCACAAGAACTTTTGGCAATTAGAGAGTTTATTAAGAAACCACCCTGAAGTTGAACAAATGGCGGATTTGATAGAAATGATGTCAAACATAAAACGCAAAGATTTTGAAAATGCTGAACAACTTGAAAAAGAGTGTGGAACGTTGAAAGAAGACGGCATGACACTAACGGAAGAAGTGATAAAAAAGGCGTTTGGAAAGAAGATGAACTAACTATGAAAACACTACAAAACACAATTAAAACAGCATTAGCCGTGGTTCTAGGGCTTGCATTCATCGCATACATGTTAGGTAACGCCGTACTTCAATACTCTTATTCCCAACGACCTTTGACGGCTGAAGAAATGGCAGAGTAAAGCCATGAAGATGATATGCACGCATTGTCAAAGAATATTCAATGACGATGATATGAACAGCCACTATGGCTATATGGACTACACATACAGAGAATATAAAACATGTCCATATTGCGATAGTGAAGACGTGGAAGAAGTCGAGGAAATAGACCATGAAGAAGATTGAAATTGTCGAACTTGGCAATCCAGTTTTTAAGAACAAATACGAAAAACAACAGAAAAAGCCAAAACACATTAGAAAAGTGGACTGGGAGGGCAAAAGAAATGGATTTACAAGCAAGATATAACCGGCTAAAAGAACAAAATCGCATGCTAGTCGAAGAAACTAAGCGATATGAAAGACAGTTGGAAGAGTTACAAAGCAAAATCAGCAAGTTAGCAGAACTTAATCAAAAGGCGTTTGAAGTGAATATCGAACTAAACCATAAGCTGCTGACCTATGACAAGTTAGATCAAGTCAAACGCTTACCAGTACATGAGGGGAAAAATGAAAACAGATAATCAAAGAAGAGAATTTGAATATGCACTTGAAACCGTGTTGAAAGCATCAGACCATCGCATTAAGAGTATCAAAATAAACTGGGACGATACAGACGAAAAGCACAGGGCAAGGGCAAACACCGTAACAGTCACATACACAAATAGTTTAGAAAGAATAATCAACGTTGCATATAGCGCATGGCGTGCAATCGCAAGCGCTGTAATTCAACAAGCATAAGAAAGGGTTAAATATGGACAATCAAGACACAATTTTCTTGCAATCAGAAAGCAAGCCTACAACAAAAGCAGAACCAAAGAAAGAAGTAAAAGCAAAGACTAGCGAAATGAACGTATATCAAAAGTTAGCGATTGCACGTGCTGAATTAGGCAATCGACCTTTGAAGAAATCAGGCGTAAATAAGTACGCTGGTTATTCATACTTTGAATTGAACGATTTTATCGGTGAGATAAACAAGATTTTCAAGGAATTAAACCTCATCTCAGTATTCAACATCAAAGTCAATGATTTAGGCGTTGAAACAGCATTCTTAGACATTGTGAATGCTGATAACCCAACAGAAACAATCACATTTGAAGCTGGCACGGCAGAAGCTGGAATGAAAGGCGCTACACCTATTCAGATGCTAGGCGCTAAACATACATACATGCGCCGTTACTTATGGCTAGAAGCAATGGAAATCGCCGAAAACGATGCACAAGATGCTATTCCAGCGAATGAAAGAGAAACAACAACGAAAGCACAAATGGCAACACAGGGACAGTTGAAGATTATTGCACAACAAGATCCTGAGCGTGTTAAAAAGATGCTTGAATTTTACAAAGTAAATGAAATTAAAGACCTAACAATGAAGCAAGCAAGCGATGCAATCAAGACATTTAGCAAAGACAAGAAAGCAGAGGAAACACCTAATGAATAATGAAATTAAAATTGTTGAAAATCAAATCGAACTACCTGAAGCGGTACGATTTGCGTTACAAAAGTTGAAAGAATTCCAAATCACCAAGCAAGAAATGGACAATCAAGAAAAGGAAATTAAACAAGCAATCCAAAAGGCAATGGAAGAAAACGGCATCAAGTCATTTGAAAATGAAGATGTCAAAATCTCTTATGTTGCGCCTACACAGCGTGTTTCCGTTGATACAGCCAAGATGAAAGAAGAGGGCATCTACGACCTTTACACAAAGGCTAGTGAAGTAAAGGCAAGTGTCCGACTCACTTATAAATGATTGAATTCATACCTGACTATCATGTGTACTTAGTGGACGGCGTTATTACACCGTCCGCTACACAGATAATTAGAGGACTAATGGGGGATATGTACTCAAATATCCCTCAATATATCCTTAACGCCAAAGCAGATTATGGAAACACGGTTCACGACCTAATAGAACGCTATTCCTTAGGCGAAAACGTGGACGGACGATACAATACTCATTCATACGAAAGCATAGCCTTAAAACGCTTTAAAACGCTTCAGGAAGAAAACAGTATCGACATACAAGCATGTGAACAGCCTATGGTTTACTACCACGATGGAAACCCTTTGTATTGTGGCACTTATGACATGATCGGGACGGTGGACGGCAAGCATGCAATCATAGACATCAAAACAACGTATCAATATCACCCGTTGTATCTAAGTTACCAGCTAACGCTATACAAAATGGCGTATGAGCAGATGACAGGTGAAAAGATAGAAAAAGCCTATTGCGTGTGGCTTCCTAAGAAAGACTTAGGACAGTTGTATGAAGTTGAATTGCTAGACGAAAAGGAACTCTTAAAGGTGGTGACGGACAGTGAAACAGCGTACTGATAGCATTCTTCAGAAAGAAAAGAAATGCTATATCACTGGATCATATAACGTGTGCTTACATCATTGCATATGTGGCACAGCAAATCGCAAGAAATGCGATGAGTGGGGACTTTGGGTATGGCTCAATCCTGACGTACACAATGCATTACATACAACAAAGCCGTCATTACGCTATGAATTACAACGCAAGGCACAAGAAGCCTTTGAAAAGTTGTATGGACACGAAAAATTTATGGAGGTATTTCACAAAAATTACCTATGAACAAAGACTATGACATGTGGCTAGAAATAGAAAAACTAGCCAACACATTAAACGCTACAATCGAAGATTTTTATAAGGTTGGAATTGAGTTAGCAAACAGTGAAGCCAACTATCAAATCAAATTGCGCTCTCAGGCGCTTATAGAACGCGCACAGGGCGTGCCTGTAACCATGATAAGTACTTTTATCAAGGGACATGCTGAAGTCGCTGAATTGCGCCAAAAACGCGATATATGCGAAAGCCGATACAAAATGCTGGAAAACAAAATCAATTCAATCAAATTGCAAATGCGAGTGTTAGATGCACAGGCAAGCAGAGAGTGGACGAAAAATGACTGAGTACGTTAAGAAATTTGAAGTCCTGAAGATTATTCAGGAAGCAATGAAAAAGTGTTCTCATACACACTTGGCTACATTGCAACTGTTAGAAAAAGAATTGATGAACATGCAACCAGTTAGGCTGGGTGAAGCCGAAACGGCGCTAGAACGTGCATATTTTGGCACAGTACACACTAACGAAAATTTACAGCGAAAAATGAATTACAAAATGGACGATTACACCGAAGCAAATGTAATCAAAGAAAAGAGGAAATTCAGACATGATAAATAATGTGGTTTTAGTCGGAAGACTAACAAAAGACGTTGAAGTTAAGAAAACACAAAGCGGACTATCCGTTGCATCATTCACGATTGCATGTGATAGACGATTATCACAAGAACAGAAGAATAATGGCGAACAATCAGCAGACTTCATCAGTTGTGTTGCGTGGCGTGGAAGTGCTGACTTTCTAGGGCAATATTCACACAAGGGCGATACGGTTGGCGTTGAGGGAAGAATACAGACACGCAGCTATGATCGTGACGGACAAAAAGTTT